TTTTCATTAGAAATAGGAGCGGATATTCTTTTAGCTAAATTAATGGCACTTTATTGTGCAGAAGAGTTTGGAATATATCTTACTGTAGATGATATACTTTCTTTTCAAAATCCTCTTAATGACTATGAATATCAATGTTTAGAGATAGCTAAAGGATGAATTGAAGGATTATTAAAATATTTAGTAATTTTAGATATTAGTGTTAGTGCAAGCTCATTATATAAGAATACACTGGCTTTCGCCGAAACAATAGGTACTTATAAACAAGTTGGAACTACTAAAGTATATATTCCTAATAATCCAAAACAATTAATGATTGGAGTATTAGACCATTTTTCATTAGTTAGATGTGAAAATGGACGTACATTAAAAGCAGAGATAGATGAAATTTCTTCTTATATGGTAACATTAAAAAGAAAATTACCATTATCTTGATTTGTTTTAATGCAACAAAATAGAGAATCTTCTTCAATGGATAGAAGAAAAGCTGATTTATCAGAACCAGGATTAAATGATCTAAAAGATAGTGGGAATCCTAGTCAAGACGCAGATACTGTGTTACAATTATTCTTTCCTTATAGAGAGCAATTATCTACGTATAAAGGATTTAAGGTTACTGGTGATGATGGAATTGGAGAAATTCTCAGAAGTACAATTATAAGTAAAAATCGCTATGGAATGGCGAATAAAAGAATATTTAATGGATTTTGGGGTAGTGTTGGTTGATTTACTGAACTACCAGATCCAAAAACTATTACAGATTATTCCAGGTTCATGACAGAGACTGGAAATATTCCTTGTAAAATAGAACAAGAAGATGTTTCTACAGAAGAAGATGAAGAAATTGTAGAAACTAAGAAACCTATAACATTTAGCTTTTAAATGGCAAATCTTATAGCATTAGTGGGCCAATCAGGGTCCGGAAAAAGTTCTTCTATTAGAACACTGAACGCAGAAGAAACATTTATAATCAATGTTGCCTCTAAACCACTTCCATTCAAAGGATGACGAAGTAAGTATACTGTTTGGAGTAAAGATAATCCAAATGGAAATTATGTAAATACAAGTGATGTTCCAACTATTGGAAAAATACTTGGATATGTTAATACTAAAAGACCTGAGATAAAGAACGTTATTATTGAAGATTCTCAATATCTTATGGGATTTGAGTATATGGATAGAGCACAGGAAAAAGGATTTCAAAAGTTTACCGACATTGCACAAAAGTTTTATAGTGTTTTAAAAGCTGGTATGACAATGAGAGATGACTTAAATGTTATAATCACATGTCATAGTGAGAATATTGGTACTGCAGACGATCCTCAACTCAAAATAAAGACGCTAGGGAAAATGATAGACAACAGTATTACTGTAGAAGGTCTATTTACTTATGTATTCTTTACTTTTATTCGTCGTGGAGATGATGATAAAGCAGAATATGTGTTTCAAACTCATTCTGATGGTACTACTACAGCAAAGAGTCCGTTTGGATGTTTTGATGATGATTATATTCCTAATGATTTAAATTACGTATTAGAAAAGATAGCAGAATACGATGCTTAAAATATCTTTTGATTTTGATGAATTTACCAATTCTGTATCTAATGTAAAAGTTATCAAGTCCGATTCTGTTAAAATTAATACTGAACAAACTTGAGATTTATCTATAGATGATAACAAGCTAGTTCTTTCGGATGAAGCACTTGGTAAATTAGGTGCAGTTGCTGGAGATAGAATATCCATTAACTACTGAACTGTAGATAATGAAACAACCTATCCTATTATAAGTAAATCTGAAGTTTTTACTGATGGGGCTGATGGAAACAAGCTAACTAAAAAAGGAACTATTTCATTTAAAGGCCAACAAAGAACAAGTTTACTTAAATTTGGTAGTATATTTACATTTACTGAATTCAAAAACAGAAGTGGAGAAGTGCAAACAAACGTATTTGTTCTTACTCCATTAGAAGATAACAGGATTTCCACAGAAGAATCAGATTTTACTCAAGAAAAAGAAGCAAGTGTAGATTTAGATGGAAGTCGAGTAGAAGATGAGATCGATAAGATCCTTGGAGAAGAGGTAGACGATATTCTCCCCTTCTAAAGTTATTTAAATGTTTTTAATATGGGTATGTTTAATATGAGCGCTACCACTGGCGCAAAAGAAGGTGGAAGATTTTTACAGCCTGGAATTCATAAGGCAAAATTCGTTTCTGTAGAATTAGGAAACATTCATTCTCAAAATAAGAATGAAGATTTTAAAACAATGAAACTCACTCTTGATATAGAAGATTATGGTGAATGAAATTGTAATTTCTTTGAACCAACTTCTACTGAAAGAAGCGCTAGTCAATTTGGAGAAACTCCTTCTTCTGTAGAACATTTTATGATCTCTGTTCGTCAAATACTTGACGCTCTTGATCCTGGTATAGGTGAAGACATTGATAACAAGAATGTAGTTATCGCTGACAAGAAGATAGATGTTGAGAATTTAACGTTTGATCAACTTGTTAAAATGACCGCATATCTTACTAAAGGGTTTGCTGGAACAGAATTGGAGGTTAAATTAATACCTCAAACAAACGGTTTTGCTGATATACCTAGGTTCCCCGCAAAGGTAAATCGTAAGGATCCTAAGAAACTTGATATTGCTACTCGTTTTATTGGACATAATCTTGTACTTAATCAGTCTGAGCAAAAGAAAGTTGATGCAGCAAAGAATGCTCAACCAACTAATATGGCTCAAACTACTTCTGGTAACGTAGCAGGTCTTGCTGACGAACTTGGAATAAATCTAGACGATAATAAAGACGCTGATTTACCATTCTAGTTCATAAATGGAGAACATAACATACAATTTGACCTCTACTACCAATATAACAAAAGAATTTATTTTGTCTAGAATTTCAGAAGAAGAAATCTTCGAACATTATGGTATTAGAGTTCAAAAAGGTTTGTTTTGTTCAAAAATTAGACAAGATCGTAGACCTACTGTTAGCTTTTATAGGAATAAATCAGGTCGATTAATAATGCACGATTTTGGCGATTCATCATTTATTGATTGTTTTGCCTACGTTCAAATTCTTTTTCAGGTATCATATTATAAGGCTCTGCAAATCATTGCAAACGATTTTCAATTAATTAGTCGGCCTGATATTCCTGTAAATAAAGCTAAAATAAAATATTCTGGTACTAAAATCGGAGAGACGGAAACAGCACGAATTCAAGTTGAAATTCGAGGCTGAGATGAAATTGATTTAAATTGATGAGGCAAATATGGAGTTTCAAAAGAAACTCTAGAAAAATTTAAAGTTTATCCATGTAAAACTGTATGATTAAATGGTAATATCTTTTATGTTTTTACTGGTGGAGAAAGGTGTTATGGTTATTTTGGGGGAATAAAAGATGATATAGAATATTGAAGAATTTATTTTCCTGGTAGAAGATCTTATAAATTTGTAGGTAATTGAAAATCCAGTCAAATTCAAGGCGCACATATGCTTCCTAAAGAAGGTGGCGACAATCTTGTTATTACTAAATCATTAAAAGATTGTATGGTTCTTTATGAGTATGGAATTACTGCAATTGCACCTTGTTCTGAAAATGTATTTGTAAGTGATGCACAATATGATAAATTAAAAAATAAGTTTAAAAATTTATTTCTTAATTATGATAATGATGAAGCCGGAATTCGGTCAATGTGTAAGATCAAAAAACAACATCATGACATAAAAGTATTATATCTTCCAAGACACGGTGGAGATAAAGATATAAGTGATTTCAGAAAGGCACATGGCCATAAGAAAACACTTGAGTTAATAAACAAAACTAAAGAATATTATGGTCAAACAGAAAGAATTGAATCAAGAGAAACCTAAGAAAAAGAAGAAAAATAATTATTCTAAAAATAAAGGTAGTAGATACGAACAACAAATTGCTAAAGAATTAAGAGAACTTGGTTTTGAAGGTGTTAAAACAAGTAGAGCTGTTAATAAAGAAGCAGATAATAATAAAGTTGATATCGTGGATACTAAGAATCAATTACCTTTTAATATTCAATTAAAGAAAACACTTGTAGCTCCACAGTATTTTAAAATAAGAGAAGAATCAACTGTTTCTCCAGAATCATTTGTACTATTTTGGGCTAAACAAGAAAAGAAAGAAACTAATATTTGTACAGTTGGTGAGTGTGTAACAATGGATAAACAAACATTTTATCAACTAATAAAACCTTATGTAAATGGACAATAACGAGTGTGTTGTTACTTTCAAGAATGCCAAACGTAATGTAAGTATGTATTTTACAGTTATCGATGGCGATCTTGATATGCAAATGGGAATTAACCCAGAAGTTAAAGAAGGAGAAGAGCCAGATTTACCTTTAATGTTAGCTAGTACATTTTTAAAGGCTCTAAATATAGAAAATGAAGATGAACATGAATCAGAAAAACCAATTATTGTCAGCTAGACACGATTTAATTCCAGTCAAAGGTATTTTAGAAGTTGATAAAGTACTTACATCTAAATTAGAAGATCATTCTATTAATGAATGGCGTAAAGGATTAAATTGGAGTGATGCTTTATCTATATTGAAAAAGCATTTGTATGAATTTGAATTAGGAAACGATTTTGATGAGCGAGGTTTACTTCACATTGCTCATGTTGCTTCACAAGCATTATTAATTGCAGAAATGTATTCTTGTTATCCACAAGGAGATGATAGAGTTATTGGCGTTTCAAACAGACCAATAATTGCATTAGACATCGATGATGTTTGCTTGGATTTCATAGGTTCTTTTGAAAAGAAAACAGGAATAAAACTAAATGAATATTGGAACGGTTCTTATCAAATACGAGAAAAACTGGAAGAGTTAAGCTCAGATAAAGAATTTTGGACCAATCTTCCAACCAAGCATCTTCCTACTTTTGAACCAGATATGTATATTACAAGTCGTAGTATTCCAGTTGAATGGACTAAGGAAAATCTTGAAAAGAATGGATTTCCTTGTGCTCCAGTATACTGTGTTCCTTGGAATGAGAGTAAAATTGATTTAATGAAAGAACACAATGTATCTATTCTTATAGATGATAAGGTTGCTAATTATATGGATGCAGTAAATAATGGAATTTTCTGTTATTTGATGGATGCTCCGCATAATAGATATCTTACTAATATAGGACATAGAAGAATATATGACTTAAATTTGAATTTGAAGTAATGCCAAAACATTATAAAAAAGAAAAATCCAATTTCAAAGTTACAAGAGATGATTTTGAAAAGTATTTAAACGAATGTGTTGATTTTATTAGTGCATTAGTCACACTTAATGGAACACATTTTTTGGATATATATGGTGGTGATGGTGGTAATTTGACAGAAACTAAAATTAAAGATGCAAACATAAAGTATTCTGATGTTGATGTAGTCGATGAATGGATTAATGATTTATATGAAGTCATTACTAAATATCATAGAGTTAAATTATCAAGACCAAGTAAGACATTTAAATCATTTATAGAAGAATTAAATAATGGACAAAGTAAGGTTTAGTGATTTTCGAATTATTCCTGATATAAATTCTGTACGAAAAGAAGAGATTGATGATGATACTTATTTTTCTCCTAAATATTCTGGATATATAAGCAATTCTCGTCTCAAATGGATTAATCCTAAAGAAGGTGGTAATCCAGAATTGTTTAAAGCACCTCCAAAACTTAAAACAAGTAGTTTAAACCTTGGTAGTCGTATTCATGAATTAATACTTCAACCGGAATCTTTTGAATTAGCACCTAAAGTTGGAAAGCCATCTGCAAAGTTAGGTGATGTTATGGATTTTATTCCAGGTTTTCTAAAAGATGGGATTGGATTGGATGATGCAATAAAGCAAGCCGCTCTTAAGGCAGATTATTTTAGTAGTTCTATAGATTCTAAAATAGAATCTATTAAAGAAGTATGGAACGAATATAATAACAACATTAGTCAGTTAGATATACCAGAAAAGACGAGGCGTGTTGTATCTGATAAAGATTGGGATATTATTAATAGTTGTGTTGAATCTTGTAACACTAACGAAAAGATAACACAACTATTACATCCTGAAAACGCACAGTGTTATTATGAGGATGCATTATTTATGGACTTTATAGTGACATATAAAGGAAATAAATGTGCAATTCTTCGTTTCAAACTTAAAGCAGATAATTGGACTATTGATTTTGATAACAAAGTGGTTACACTTAATGATTTAAAGACAACCGGTAAATCTGTAAATTGTTTTATGGAACCTGAAAGTGGATCTTTTAATCATTATTCTTATGCACGTCAAATGGCGTGTTATAGTCAGGTACTCTGGTATTTTTGTATGCGTAATTTTGGAGTATCTAAGGAAACAGGATGGCAATTAAAGGCAAATATGTTAGTAGTAGAAACTATTCCTAACTATTGGTCTAGAGCATACTATGTTACAGATAAGCAACTTCGTGAAGGAATGAGGATGTTTTACGAATTAATGTGTAGAGTTGCTTATTGCGAAATATTTGGTTACGATAAAGAAATTGAATTTGAATAATGAATACTTGAGAATTAGGTAAAGCGGTATCCGATTGTATAAGAGACGAAATTTGATCTCGTTTGGGAATTGAAACTGAATGAGTTGGAGACCCTTCAACTTCTGTATTTGGAATTAATATAAGGCTTACTTGAGACAATTGTCCCATGCGTACAACAACTATTGATTTCATTAATAAAACTTTTGATTAAAATCTTTTAAAATATTTGGAAAGTTCGATTATTTTTCGTAACTTTACATTATCAAATTAGAAAGTAAACTAATCAAACAGTTGGAGAAACCAACAGAAAATACGGGATAATATGTTTAATGTATAAATTTTATTTAATTATGGTAAAACGTGAATTTGAAGTGTACTCCTACGAGGAGGCTGTTGCCGCTGCTGAGGCTTTAGGACATAAAGTTATTCGTAATAAGACTGCATCTTGAAAGAACGCAGGTTCTCCAATTTCAGATGCTGCTCTTAAGACATTTGCAGAAGAGCAAATTGCTAAAGAGAAGATGACAGGTGTTCCTGGTGTTGGATTTATGGTTGTAGTTGCAGCTGGTACAAAGGATTCTCGTGAGCGTCCTTACACTTATGAAAACGTTGTTACTGATGGTAGAATGGCTACTGAACGTACATATGAGATTCGTAGAGCCGATAATGATGAGCTTGTAGTTTCTCTCTCTGGTGAGGGTGCAACTAAGGATGCCGCTATTAAGGCCGCCAAGGAAGTTATGCCCGATGTAAAGGCAGATATGAATCTCGATGTAGTTTATCGTGTAAAGGAAGGTAAGGGAAGAATCGGTGTTCTTCGTTATGTTCCTTCTATCAATGCCGAGAAGGGTCGTTATGTATTCTTCGGCAATGAAGTCTCTACATTCTAGTAATAACTAATTAGAAGTTTAATAGGAGAGGGTTAAGACCAACCCTCTCCTTTTTATATCTATAGAGTATATGGAAAAATATTTAGAAGTACTTGGACGTGGATGTCTAAAAGGATTACGTATTTTCCACAATTCTATAGGTCTAAATTCAAGAAAAATAGATTTAGATCAGTCCAAAAAGTATTGCATATATATAACTATATTTAGATGAATGGGAAAAATAATTAAATATATTGGAAAAGGTGTTATGTATTATAACAAAGATGGAAGTTCCAGTCGTAGAGCTAGATTTTTATCACATAGAAATGATACTTTTTCTGAAATGCTTAAATTAGTTGGCCCAAATAATTGTGAAATATATACTCTTGAAAATTTAACTGAAAATGAAGCTAAAGCAATGGAAGGTTGGTTAATTCAGTTAATTGAAGGAAGTACAATGGCTTATGGACAATATAGATGAAGAGGAG